TCTTGAAAGAACTTCGTAAGATGCTTGGACATCAGGAGAGTGCTGGTTTCATGCAAACAAAATGGGATGGTGCTCCGTCAGTTATTTGCGGCACAGATCCTCAGACAGGGATGTTTTTTGTTGGCACTAAATCTGTCTTTAATAAGACTGATCCTAAACTTTGTTATAGTGAAGAACAGATTAATGGGTGGTATGAAGGAGACCTAGCAGAAAAACTCAAGTTCTCTCTAAGATATTTTTCGCAACTTGGTATAGAAGGTGTAGTTCAGGGAGACCTTTTGTTTACATCTGACATTAGAAGAGAGACTATTAATGGAGAACAACTGTATACCTTCAGACCAAATACGATTACTTACGGTATACCCGTTGACCATCCAATCGGAAAGAAAGCAGGTAAAGCGAAGATTGGTGTGGTATTTCATACACATTACACTGGTGATGTAATTGCTGAGATGCAAGCAAGAGCAGGTGCCAAGGTAAAAGGATCTGATGAAGCTCTTGTAGTTGAAAATGATACACCAATGCACCGTGTTGGTTTCTCTCGCGCAGAGATGAGTGCATTTGATAGGCACATCTCTAAGATAGAACGTATGTGTCAGATCTGTGGTGATTTCCTGGATGAGTTGGTTACTAAAACAGGAACTACTGGTGATGCTAAGTTTCATATTGCATCATATCTAAAGCAGTTCTTTAACAATGAGATTAAGAACGCTCGTAATATTGGAAACATAGATGAAGCAATGTATGACATGCTCAACTTCTATGGTGCGAAGATGGATAAAGAACTTGCAAAGATCAAGACAGTTGCTAATAGAACAAAGAAGTGCAATTTAGTTTATGGAAGTCAAAACTATGTTGTAGATAATGTCTATAAGTTCAAAGCAATGCTTGCACTGTACAAAGAACTACAAGCAGTGAAGCAAATGGTTATAGATAAACTAGATCATCTAGAAGAATTCAGGACATTTGTCCAGACAGACAAAGGATATAAGATCACAACTCCTGAAGGATATGTTCTGCATAAAGATGGAAGCATGATCAAGTTTGTTAACCGTCTTGAGTTTGCATACAATAACTTCACTCTTCAGAAGCAATGGCGTTAGATTGTAATACTTGCTACTTTACTTTTGGTAGGTTTCAACCACCAACTACAGGACACAAAGATAACTTTGCTGGTGTAAAACGTGCTGCTGGTCAGCATGACTATCGCATCTACATCTCACAGACTGTAGACAAGAAAGGTAGTAATCCATTGCCACCTGATCGTAAGAAATTTTATATGGAAAAGATGTTTCCAGAACATAAAGGTAAAATCTTTTCTGGTCCTAAACAACCTGTAGCAATCTTGCAAGATTTAATGATGGCAGGTTATAATGAAGTGGTATTTCTTGTAGGTTCTGACAGGGTTGCTGCCATGCAGTTCCTCCATAAATACAACGGAACTGAGTTTTCATTCAGAAAGATTGATATTCAATCCTCTGGAAGTAGAGACGCTGATGGTGATACCTTTGCCATTTCTGGAACGAAGATGAGACGTGCAGCATTTGCTAGCAACTTTGAAGCTTTCAGGAAAGGTATTCCTAGAACATTGAATGACCGTGATTGTCGTGCTCTAATGAATGAGATTAAAGCGGCACTACCAGATAATTATAAATGAAGAATTTTAAAAAATTACGAGAAGAAGCACTGCGTCAACAGCAACGTTACGATGAAATCTTTAAAGAAGGTGATGCTGTCATGTCTGCTCGTACTGGAGATAAAGGATACATCCACAGAGCAGGTGTTAACTACGTTATCATGATTACTGATGATGGAAATATGTTGCGCGAGTGGATAAAGAACATTAGATCTATAAATAATACGAGAAGAACTTCCCTTTTGAACGATGAAGAAACCAGATCCAATTAATAAAGTAAAGCACCAGGATGAGTTTTCGTCTGGTTTGATGGAGCAGTACGGTAAGTGGATGGGTGGCGATTGCTTCCAGAACACTTCCTACGAACTGGAACTATCGGAAGCACCATTCGATGGAATGGATCCACAGTCTAACGGTGCTGAAATTGAGCAGACTTCTATCAAAAAGAAGGAAGCAAAGAAACCATCTGCTAAAGCACAACTCGCTGCTAATGAAGAAGTTCTAGAGCGTGAAGAGTTTGAAGTTGATGGCGAGACATACATCCTAGAGAAGAAGAAAGGTCTAGACGGTAAGGCATGTTGGAAAGGATACAAACTTGCTGGTACTAAGAAGAAGGGTGGTAAGACAGTTGACAACTGTGTCAAAGCAGGTGATGAAGTAACCCATGAGGGTGAAGCACTTGCAGAAAAGAAACTAGATCCAGTTGGCAAGGAAGATAAGGACATCGATAACGACGGTGACCACGACAAATCCGACAAGTATTTACTTGCACGTCGCAAGAAAGTCGGTAAAATTCTTGCAATGAAGAAAAAGAAATGAAATCGTTCAAGCAATTCCGCGAAGAGTGTGGTTGCAAGGATAAGGAGAAAAAACCCAAGTCAAAGAAAAAGGGTAACGTAGAAGTCATGCCCTCTATCCCTGATGGACAGAAGGGTATGACCACCAAACCAACAAACGAAAGTGTATTCGCTGGTAATTATCAAGGTCCCCTTTATGCTAGACATCCTGATCTCGTCCTTGCAGAGAAAGCAGTCTCAAAAAAGCAACAGAAATTCATGGGTATGGTCCGAGCTGCTCAGAAGGGTGAGGGAGCGTCGTCGCCTGAGGTTGCCAAAGTTGCTTCCAGCATGAAGAAGGGCGATGTAAAAAAGTTTGCATCGACTAAGCATAAGGGATTACCAGAAAAGAAAGTTAAAAAAGAATCATTTGAAGGTGGTGTTCAAAAGGCACGCCGTGACTATCGTTCTGGCACCTTGCTAACTTTTAAACAGTTCGTTGCAAAACTAACTGATATTTTGGATGAGTGGGAGAAATAAATAGTTCTTGCACTATGCTGTAAGATCATGTTAGGATTTCTACTCCCACTTGCATCGAAGATTATTTCCGATGCCGTTGCTAAAATTCCTGAGAACGAGGAACTTGGCGAACAACTAATCAAAATCTGTATTGTCATTCTTAAGAAGGCAGTTGCTCTGACTAAGACCGATATGGATGACAAACTTCTAGCGGTTGTTGAGCAAGCAATCCAGAAGCGCGAAGAAGCCTGAGATATAAATAAATCTTAGATAATAGTAATATCGGAGCACACGTCAATGTCCCTTTACGGAAGAACTGACAGCAATGCAAACAAAACCAAAGCTGGTGTGGGCATTGCTGCGTCGTCGCAAACAAAAACTGTTGTCTTTGTCGATAAGACTGAGGCACAACTAAACGAAACCAGATCCCGTGGTATCACTGGTCCTGGTTGGTGGTCGTATTTCACATACACTGATGCTGATGGTAACACTCGCCATAAGGCAGAGCAACTAGTCAACATCCAGAACCCTGATCTCAACTCTAACGAGACACAGAGTGATGACACCATCGCAGCAGATGTAGCATCCGCAGTAACCATTACGGTTCAACCTGCTAACTCCACATCTTCCTCTGGTGCTGGTACTTACACTCTTACCACTACAACAACAGGAACACCTGGAGCACTTGCATATCAGTGGCAGCGTCAAACTGCAACTGGTAAGCGTTGGACTAACATCACTGCTTCTCTTGACACAGGTATCACCTACGCTGACTTCACTACAGCAACCCTTGCTTACAGTGCTCTCGCTGGCGCTACTCTTGACGGAACTAAGTTCCGCGTTAAGATTACCTCCGCTGGTGGTACTGAAGAAGTCATCTCTGATGGTGCTGCAACACTAACCTTTGGTTCATAATTTGAATGAACATTAATGAATTGACGCCAGACAACTGGCTCTTCTTCGCTATTCAAAACTATAACAACCCGTCGTCCGTTACTTATTCAGACTTTGAAGAAGACTTAAAGAGATTTAAGTATATCAAAAGACTGTTAAAGAGATATGAGACGACGGGTGAACTAAAAACACATCTCATTTTAAATCATGTGATTGTGTTGTATAATGTTTTTGATGAAGCAGCAACTCCGTTGCTATTTTATAAAACAGAGGCAACACATTGGCGTCAAATAAAGGCGTTTATGTTGTTTCTAAATAGATTACCACCTAAACTTAACGAGGATGTTGACGAGGAATGTCTGAAAGAACTGAACCTAATCTAAATGAAATGATCAATTCTGCTGGCGATGGTTCTGGTCTCCAGTTACCACCCGCTTTTGTTATGGTAAATCCTAGACAACATCGTAAGTATAAGAAGGGTAATCAAGATAAAGTTGATGGGCGCACTAAAGGTGCCCGCTCTCTCTTCGACCGTATCCAACGTAGAAAAATGAAAGAAGAAACAAACGTAACCGAAGCTCTGTCTACAGATACTGAGAGAGCTCAAAAGCAAATTCAGCAAGGCAAAAAACTGGGTCGCCAGAAAGATCTGCAGAAAAAGCGTGGAGAAGCGAAAGAAAAAATGATGCGTAAAACCAAAGAAATGGATACGCTCATGAAAGCACGTCTGTCTGACTTTAAGAAGAAGGCAGCAACTCAAACTAAAAAATTAAAACGTGAAGAAACTGATATGAAAGAAGTGACTTTGACTGAAAACCAAGATGTAATCCAAGTTGCATTGGATGTTGCAACATCAGAACTCAATTCACAGGGTGAAGGATCTTTCGCTAAGATCCAATTCTCTGATGGTGGTGTACAAAACCTAGATAACT